TTATCGGCTGTCTCCAGCCGTTTGCCTCGATGATGTTGCCCAGCAGGGCGATCTGATCGTCGCTGTGCTGGTTCGGGTTTTTCGGGTTCGGGATCACTTTTGCGATGGCGAGTAGTTCGTCGTGAGCACAAAAGACCGGTACACCGTCGGCCGTGGTGGCTCTCGGTGTAGCGGAGGTCTCGTAGTCTATCCCGATGAAGGTGTTTTTGGTCTTCTTTTTAGCCATTTGTCAATTCCTCCATGCTATCATTTTATCATTTTTCTTTTGCCGATTAAATGCCCACATTTTGCACCGTGCTTGTATGGTGCTGGTTTCATTCGATTTTGATGCTGTCAATTCCGAAGATTAGGGCACTCAAAGGCTTTACTGCGTTGGTGATGTCTTTGTAAACGGTACGCGCTTCGATGTTCTCTTTTTCCGCTATGTCCTGGGCAGTCATTTTGTCGTCGTCGATGTACATGGCCATAATGACACGGTATCGGCGCATCTCTTCGTCCTTGCCTGACTGCTCGCAGGCGATTCGGTAGTATCGGAGCATCTCTTCCACGTGGTTCAGGATGATTATGGTTCGCTGCTGGCTCTTCTTGATGCCTTCGACGTAGAGGTTGTCGTTCAGCATTCCGTCGTCCAGGCCGTCCAGGATGTCGATGGCGTTCTCCTTTGCTTGTTTGGCGTTGAAGATGGCGCCCTGGGCGTGTCTCTTGAAGGAGCGATAATTCTTCAGGAGGAGGCGGGTGTTTCGGAGCCTGCGGTCGTATCGGCTTTTCCTTGCTTTTTCCTTTTCCTCTGCCAGATAGTCCATCGCGGCTCTGATGCCGATTTCAATTCCTCGCGCGGTGGCGACTTCCAGCACCCTTGCCCCTACCGCCGCATAGCTTGCTGCTACGACTCCCATGCTTGATTTGCTGTTCATATCGTTCTCCTCCTTCTTTAGAATGGCAGATCTTCATCGTTTCCGATGTCGGTGAAATCTGCGGCCGGTGGTGTGAATGCCTGGGGTGCGCCGTTTTCGGATCCTTGCGGCTTGGCGTCTGCAGGTACGATGTTGGTGATGTGGAATTCCACGGCTTTGCGCTTCTTTCCGGTGTCCTTTTCTTCCCAGGTTCTGGTGCGGGTTATTGCGTGGACGGTTACCTTGCGTCCTTTGGAGAGGTATTTGCTGCAGAATTCTGCGGTGCTCCTCCAGGCTACCATGTCGAGCCAGTCGGTCTCGGCGCGTTCCGCGCCTTTAGCCTTTGGTCTCTCGACCGCAAGGGGGAAGGTTGCGACCGCAACAGGTTCTTTGCCTGCGGTCATTTTTAATTCGATATCGGTACCGATGCGTCCGGTATAAACGTTTACGTTAATGTCAGCCATTGTTGGTGGTGCTCCTTTCATTGAGTTCGCGCACGGTTTCTTCCGGCACGTAGATTATTGGTTTCTGAAGGCGTCCGGCTTCGGCGATTTCCGCTGCCATGCCTTCGCTGGGTTTTCCAAATACCCACAGTTCGTCGCACTTCTTCAGGAGTTCGATTCCCATCTGCATTCCGACATTGCGATCGGCGTGCTTGGTGTCGTCGAGGAAGCTCGCAAAGAAAAGGTGCGGGGTTATCGGTATTGCGTTGGATTCCACGGCGGCGCGGCTGTATGCCGCTGCTCGCCGTAGGTTGCCTTCGATGTCTCCACGGAGGGGACTGCAGATATAAACTACTCGCTCTCGGCCGGTGCCTTTTGCTTTCGTCCAGCTGTTGCATCTCTTTTTCGTTCCCGGCGCGTAGTAGTCGCAGGAGCCGGGGTAGTCTCTGTGGGTGATGGCGCCGAGGCCGCAGTTCCCGCAGAATTCTATCGTGCTGTCTTTGCTCATTCCTGCTCCTCCTTTCGCTTTGGGCACCAGGGAGGAGAGGTGCGGGCATATTTGGCGTCGATGTGTCTGGCGCCTCTGTCGTCGTATCCTTCGCTCTCCCAGCCTATTTCGCATTGGCGTGTCAGTCCTCGGTCGCCCTGCTGTCTGGACGTCAGGTGTTCGCATTCGTCACAATGCGGGACCGGGATGTCGGCGTGGTGGAGCTCCTTCGGGAATTCTTGAATTAAATCGTCGCCCCAGGCCTCGCGGAGCTCGGCGCTGTCCTTCAGGAGTATCGGTATTTCGTATTCGCGTGCTCCTTTGACGACGTTCTCGATCCACTCTCGGCGCGGTTTGATTTTCCCGCTGCGGTTTCCTGTCTCGGCGCCGACGATTATCCATTTGGCGCCTTCGTATCCTCCTGCGCCGAAGTCCTCTTCTATCGGTTCGATGCTCACGAAGGTGTTGTATTCGCCAGCGTGGAATACGCTCGTTTTTGGTGTGGTCGCCGTGCTTCCGTACCAGAAGTTGTCGCCCTTCGGAAGGATCCCGGCGTTTGCAAGTTCGCAGTAGCGCTGTGGGTTCTTCGTCAGGAATAGGTAATTGTGCCAGGGCGCCGCCTTGCAGGCGTCGAAAATGCGGACGATCCATTCTGTCGGTACCCAGTCTCCGAAGAGGTCGGCCATGCTGCAGACGAAAATGTTCGCCGGTTTCTTCTTCTGCGCCACCATCTCCAGACGGTATTCGTGGAACGTAGGCGCGAAGCCTGCGGGGTAGTGTGTTGTCAGGGTTCCGTCCTCGTTTTTGAACGGTGCCTTCAGGGTGTATATACCTCTGGGTGCGTCAAGCTGCAGCTGGTCGCTGGATCTGTTCAGTCTGACGTCTCCGCAGAAGCGCTGCGCGAGCCTTCGTGCGTAGCAATATTCGCACGTGTGCAGGCAGCCTGTGACTGGGTTCCATGTGAAGTCGCACCAGTCGATTTTGGTCTTTTTCATCATTTCGCGTTCCTCCTTTAACGATCATATTTCGGGGTTTTATGCACGTTACGGTCCCCATTCCGTCGGCTTATTCACTTTTTGGAGCAGTTCGATGTATTTGCGGTGGTCCATGTCGCGGATCCTCTTCAGGACGGAAAGGAGGAGCCATTTCTGGTCTTCGTCCGTCATGTCTCTGAATTCGGCGCGGCGTTTGGTTCGAAGGCCGACGTACATTCCTTTGTGGAGGTAAACCAGGACGCCGACTCCGTCGGGTACCAGCTCTTCGATCTCCGGGTATAATTCGCTCGGCACGACGTAGTAGTTCTGGTTGCCGATGAAATTGTGGCCGTGCTGGCTCTTGAAGTCGCTCTTCGTTACTTTTATTTCAAAGCACGTCAGGAGGATCTTCGGGGCGCCTCGTTTCTTGAGGCCGTTCCATCTGCAGGTGGCCATGTCGCATTCCTCTTCGAGCTTGCCGGTCAGGTCTTTGCCTTTCGGGCATTCGATCGTCGCTCTGATGCCTTCTTTTCGCCAGAATGCCGGGCGGCAGATGTGCGTCAGCTCGATGTCTCCGAAGTATTCGGAAATGCGGACCGCGTCCACTATACCGGCTGCCGTGGTCCCGCATTCTGCGGGAACCTCCAGCGCCGTGTGTTCTCCTCTGAATTTGTTTATTTTGATTCCGCCTATCTCTGCCGGGTGCCATGTGAGAATAGCCTGCTCGATCTCTTTGGTCAGTTCCGTTTTAGCCATTCGGCTTCTCCCGGTCCTGCTCTCTGCGGCGTTTTCTGTCTTGGTGCTCTTCGATGGCAAAAATTGCGAGCATCAGAACGGTGCAGAGTGTGCACAAAACGCCGATCACGGCGAAGATGTTTATAATCGCGCTCATACGACGCCTCCGTATCGGAAGTGGCACCCTTCGGCCAGGCGTTCGTAGTTTTCTTCGAGGAGATTCAAGTGTTTTATAATGCCTGCGGGCGTGAGGTCGTAGTTTTCCTTCACCCATTCCGCCGCTTTGGCGTCGAAATGTCCGATTACGTTCGTCTTAATGCTCACGCTCATGGGTTCCGCCTGTCCGATGGCGTATGCGATCTGAACCTCGCATTCCTTGAGGTCGTATTTCTGCAGAAGGTCGCAGGCTATCTTGCGGGCCATGTAGGCGCCGCTTCGGTCAACCTTCGAGGGGTCTTTGCCGGAGAAAGCTCCGCCTCCGACCGGGCAGTATCCGCCGTATTGGTCGCAGACGATTTTTCGGCCGGTCAGTCCGCAGTCTGCGGTAGGTCCGCCGATCGTCCAGGATCCTGCGGGGTTTGCTATGACCTTGACCTTCTTTGTGTCCACGCCGAGCTCCCAGAGGATTTCGTGAATGGAATATTGCACCGCTTCGAGGGTGAATTCTTCCTTATGGCAGGCGCTCACCAGGATGGTGTGAACGCTTTCCATTGTCGGCTCTTCGTCGAGGTCAACGGTTACCTGGCATTTTGCATCGCCCTTGAATGGCGTGTCAGGGTTCGTCTCGACGTCCTTCTCGATGGCCGCGATGATTCTGTTGGCAAGATCGAAACCGAAGGGCAGAAGGCTCTCGGTGTCGCTGCAGGCGTATCCGTACATCATACCCTGGTCTCCAGCTCCCTGAAGGTCGCCTTCGCCCACGCCGTTGGCAATTTCGGGCGACTGGGTCGATATGTAGGTTACGACGTTGTCCACCTTGTAGCCGAGCTTCTGCGCCACTCTGGTGGCTTCCTGGGCGTAGTTCACTTTGGCGCCGGTGGTGATTTCTCCGGCGAGGATGATGGTGTTTCCTTTTACCATCGTCTCGCAGGCTACGCGGCTGTTTTTGTCTTCCTTGAGGCAGGCCGTCAGGATCGCGTCGCTGATCTGGTCTGCGTATTTGTCCGGGTGGTACTTGCTGACTTGCTCGGTGCTGAAGAGTCGGCCGTGCGGTTTTTCTCCCTTTCCTTCGGCCATGAGCTGTGCCTCCAGCGTTTCCAGCTTCGCGTCGTCCGTCTCGATGAAGAGGACGTCCGCCTGGGTGGCGCCTTTATTGTAAGCACAGAGGCCGCGGTGCATCCCTTTGGCGCCGGGGCCGGTTAGCTCTCTGAAGTCGCTATTTCTGATTTTATCCTCAATATCCGCACGGCTCCAGTCGGCGCCTGCGAGCATGAGAGGACTGTTGAAGAAGGTGTGAACGGTTTCGCCCTCCGGGAGAATGGAGATCGCCTGTTCAGCTGTTACAAATGCTTTCATGGCGTCCTCCTTATCTCACCCAGTTTCGCCAGTTGAGTGCAAAGTTGCGGTTGATGTGCTGCACTCCGGCTCTTCTCATGTTCGCCTTTGCCACGCTGCGGGCGAGCTTGCGAGGGTAGAAGCCTGTCGGCTGTCCTGCGGACTTGCCGCCGGTGATGCGGAGCTTCGCTTTGATTCGCTTGATAATGCTTGCGGTTCTGGTTTTTCTCTTATTCTGGATCTTCATGGTTATACCTCCGTAATTGAATTATTATAGCCAGACTTCCACGATGCAGGGGTCGTCCTGCGGTTGTCTGCCGATGTTGTACATTTCCTGGGGGATCGCTTCTCTGATCTCCTCCAGCGTGTCTGCCACCGCTACGAGTGCGGTTGGCCTGTTTACGTCCCATACTCTGGCGACGTATTTGTTCGGGTAGTCCTCCGGGTTGTTATAAACCACTATGAGAGGCATTTTGGTCTGCTTCGCCAGCCTCGCCCGATCGAAGGCTCGCACCACTCTGTCTTCGTTTGGTTCTGCCATTGGGTTTCCTCCTTTCAAAGCACGGCGATGGTTGCAATAATCGCGGCGATTAGCAGTCCTGCTGCCACGAGGTTGAAGACGCGCTCTTCGGTCTTCTTGGCGCCGATTCCGCCACCGAGGTATAAAACTGTGAATATCATCAGGACGATCTGAAGTGCGATTTTCATTCCTGTGCTCCTCCTTTCATTCGTTCTATGATCTCCAGGTAAGGGAGACCAGAAGCTCCGCCGGTTTTAATTTCCCATGCGGGGTGAAACTGTTCCGGGGATGCGCTCGCCATTCCTGGCGTCGTCCATTCCCAGCCGTGAGCCTTTACGATGCGCTGCTCACATTTTCGCGCTTTAGGGTCTTTCTTTTTCTGCCAGGCGTCTCTCGCTTCTCTCCAAAATTCCCACGGTACCGCAAAAAAGCGGCGCAGTCCGAAGCTCACGATTACGATGCCGATCGCTCCGGGGTCTTTGGTGTAGTCGTCCATGTAGTCCGCCTGGTGTTGTTCTACGCGGCTGAAGTCTATCCTGGCGCCTTCTTCGTGCTTCGCCTCGACGGCCACCGGGATGCTTTTGTATCTTCCGAGGTAGTCCACGCAGCTCTTTTCTTCAACCTTGCAGTTGCAAACGGCGCCGGTGGCGTTACGTATCGGAATGAATTCGGTCGGTACTTTGTGTACGCAGGCGATTCCTGCGCTCTGGTATCTCTGGTGGACGAATTTCAGGAAGTCCTCGAATGGTTTCCCTCGGTTCGCTTGGCTGTGTTGGTAGGCTCTTCTCATCCCAGCACCGCCTTCCTGGCGGCGTCTATGGCTTTTCGGTCGAGCTGGTATCGGTCTTCCATGTCCGGGTTGCGCCTGCAGCCTCCGCACTTGCGTCGGTTCTTTCGGTGTTTACACCTGCCGCAGTTTATCCCGGTGCGGTCTCCGCCGATGTCCACGATCGTCTCTCCGTCGGTGTCCTCCGGAGGCTTTCCGCTGATGGTGCAGAAGGAGTATCCTTCCTCCGGGTATTTGGTGCCGGTGCAGTTCTGCAGGTTTTCGTAGTGAAGGCTACCGTCTTCCTGAAGCACCAGCGAGTCGTGTGGGTTGGTTCCGTATTCGTGGACTTTGCCGTCTGTGTTGTCTTTTACGAATAATCGGACGCTCATGCTATGCCTCCGATGATTCCGTCCGCTACGGCGTTTGCGATTTCCTTTCGGAGACGGTAGATGGTGCCGCCGCCGATGCCGTTGCCGGATCCTTTCTTGTTTTCGAGGTAGTCGATGAATTTGTTGATGAGCGCCGCGTCGTCTCTGGTGTTCTCTGCGGTCTCATGCGCCAGTCTGATGCCTTCGTCAATACCGACGCTATGCTGTCGGTCTACGAATTCGCAGATCTGCTGGTCGGTCATTTTGCGAATTCTGACCGCGCGGTCGTGCATGGCTCTTTCTTCTTCAGTCATGCGGCAGTTCTTCTTTGCCATTGTGTGTATCCTCCTTATTGAGCTTTTTCTTCCTTCTGCGGCCTGCCTGCTTTACCCTCACGATCAGGAGACCGGTCTCGGTATGGTCAGGATCCGTGCTGCGAAGTCCGGACCTGGTCATTTCGAGCGATTCTGCCATCGTTATGAGTTCCAGGTTGTCGAGGCTGCAGTTTGTCTTGTCGCTGTCTTTGAATATAATCACGTGGCCTTCAGGTTGTGGGCCGTAGGCTCTTTCCCATACCAGCTGGTGGTGTGGCTTCCAGTCGAGTGGTCCGGGACCGAATTTCTCCCACAGATAACCGTCGCCGCGCTGGTGAATGGTGCCGATCGGGGTTTTGTTCTGCGGGGCGTGGCCCTTCTTGAACCACCCTTTTTCGCTTCCCGGCGCGTGGTATCCCTTTTTGCCTTTGTTCGCCGGTTCGTGCCCTTTTTCGAACCGTCCGGTCAAGCCTGAATGCAGGCCGTGGTTTTTGTAGTATGCGTTCAGCTGCTTCGTGGTGTAGGAGGTTCCGAATTCTTTATTCAGCCTCTCGGCCATCTCCTTGTTGCCGACTCCCACGTAGTTCGCTTGTATATATTTCACTACTGGCTCCGGGAAGGTATCGGAGTAGTGTCCTTTGGGCAGTCCTCCCGGCGTGCCGCTTTTTAGTTTGTGATTTTGCTTGTACGACTTCATCTGCGATTCTGTCATCCCGACATTGAATTTTTCGTTGACCATAGCGGTCAGCTCTCTGGCTGTCCTTCCGTCCACGTTCTCTCGAATAAAGTCGTGGAGTTCTTTTGGGTACCGGCGCGCCATCAGTTTTTCGCCTCCAGCATCGCCGGGATCGGAGCGCGGTGTCCGCTTTCGATGCCGCCGTATCCGTATTCGTTCAGGTGCTGCATGGTCTTGAGGGCCAGCTCGCCGTTGTGGATCATGGTTTCTGCTACGCTGGTTACCGCTTGGCTTCGCACGATTTCCTTCTGCATCTGCTCTTCGGTGAGGTCGTCATCCATGAGGCGCTCCAGCGTCTCAAAAAGATAATTGTTTAAGTCGCTTAATGTGTTCTTCATGTTTCCTCCTTATTTCGACCTCCAGCTTTCCCAGTACATTTCCATTCCGGCGCACATTTCGCGCAGGCGGTCGAGGGTTTTTTCGGCGTTCCTGGTGTCTCCGATCTTGCCGCCGTATATGGGCGTCATTCTGCGGATCAGTTCGTCGCCGGTGTAGTTGGTTGTGACGATCGTCGGCATATAAGCCTCGTACCGTGCGTTGATTATGGCGTAGATTCTGGTGGATCCCCACTCGGTCGGCTGTTCGCTGCCGATGTCGTCGATAATCAGAAGCGGGATCTCTTCGTAAAGTTTCATGATTTCGGCTTCCGTAGCCTGCTCCTCGGTGTCGAAGCTGTTCTTGATCTTCGCCAGGAGGTCGATCATCGTCATACAAATGACAGGGGTGCCGCCCTGCATGAGCTGGTTCGCTATCGAGGAGGCGAGGTGGGTTTTGCCGGTTCCGAAGCTGCCGGTTATGAATAAACCGTTGCGCTCTCTCTTCGGAGGGACCACGTTGCCTCGGTCGTCTTTGGTCGGGAGCATAATCGGGAAGTTGTCGGCGTACCGTTTGCATTTCTCGAAGGCCTTCCGGTTGATCTCGTTGACCTCGAATTTGTCAAAGGTTCGGTTTGTGAACCGGCCGCGCATCCCGCTATCCTTTATCAGCTTTGCGATTCGGCGCTGGATCCTGTCCGCTTCCTCCTGGCGTCTCTTTGCAGCTTCCGCCTCGGCCTTGAGGCGTTCCTGCTCTCGCCAGTATTCCTGGGCGGCTTCGCAGGTGCATCGTTCGGGTTCCTCGAACCAGAGGAATACTTCGCGCTTGCCCATGAAGTCCTTCAGTCCGTAATGGTAGAGGGTTTTGCCGCAGAATTCGCACGTCTTCGGCTCCGGCGGTTCCTTTCGCATGGTCCACTCTTCGGCGATCGCTACGTCGCTTCTGATCTGGTAGTCCTTGCTTTCGGGTTCGTCGTCATTCTGACTTGAAACCTGCAGGGGTGCCGTTTCCGCCTTTTCGGCCCTGGAAAGCGGCGCCGACATTGCCGCCGCCAGTAGGTTGTTCATTGCTTCCACCAGGTGTCACCTCCCTCATCTCATCATCCCAGCGGCCGCCATTGAGCCAGGTCGCGGGGTGTGGTATAAATCTGCCGTTCTCTTTGGTCCATTCTTCGCTACGCTTCGACTTGTCGATCGCGGCCATAATCTTCTCGAAGAGCTCGGCTGTGGGTTTGATTTTCGACCACGCTCTCCACGCGGTCTGTTTCGCCTTCTTCAGCGGGTAGGCCGTCCAGAATTCTGCGAACCTCTGCTCTTGAAGGCTCGGCGTCGATTCTTCTGCGGCCGGTGCTTCGCCGTCTGGCGTTTCGTCCTCGTTTTCTCCATTTTTGCACGGTGCTTGTCTGGTGCTTGTATGGTGCTTTCCTGATGTTTCAGCCTCAAAGCCAGGGGGCGGCGGGATCTCGCTCGCTTTCTCCTTCATGTGAGGGTTCTGATGTTTGGAGAAGTTGACGATCTGGATGTAGTCTTCTTCGTTTGCCTGGTATCGGATGATGAAGCCGCTGTCTGCGAGTTGCTGCAGCATTCCGCTGGCTTCCTCTACGGTTACGTCGTCGTATCCGAGCAGCGCCTTTTTGATTTTGCGGGGTCTATCTTCCAGCCTTCCTTCTCGGTCGGCGATGCACCAGAGTCCAATAAACAGAAGCCTTGTCAGGGGTTCGAGGTCGCCGAGGACGTCGTTGTCAAAAAAGGCAGGCTTGATGTTTCTGGTTCTTGCCATTTTCGCTTCCTCCTTTCTTCAGCATACATATACCTCCGTTCCGGTCAGCTTCTGCACCGCCTCTTTGAAGCGGTCGGCGTCGCTGTTGTTGTTGCTCAAATGCAACAGGTATATTTGCTTGACGTGTCGTAGGTCGTTTGCTTTTAGTAGGTCGGTGAAATGCTCCAGGCTCATGTGGCTTTTGACCAGTCGTGGTACGAGTTCCTGCGGTATGTAGCCGTTTCGGACGCTCTGCTCGATGATGTCCATCGAGTAGTTGCACTCGCCCATGATGTGGGTCAGTCCTGTGAAGCGGTACTTGATGTAGTAGGTGTCGGTGAAGTATAGGAGCTTTTCGCCGGTGGTTCTTGATGTTATCAGAAATCCCAGGGGATCCGGCGCGTCGTGCTGCACGTCGAACGGTAGCACCGCGAACGTTCCGATCTGAATTTCTTCGAGCGCTCTGACCGCCTTTATTCGGTGCCCTGTGAGGCCACAGGCGTCGATCGTGCCCTGGCTGGTGTAAATGTTCACCCCAGCCTTTGCGAGGTCTCCTGCGGCTTTTACGTGGTCTCCGTGGGCGTGTGTAATCAGGCAGCCTGAAAGGTCACGCACCCGGAAGTTGAGCGCTCTCTGGATAACCTTCAGCGGAATTCCCGCGTCCAGCAGGAGGGCGGTCTGCCCATCGCTTATTCGATAGGCGTTGCCTGTGCTGCCGGACGCGATGACCGTTATCTCCATCAAAAGTCAGGGCCGCTTCCGTCTGCCGGTGCTGCCGATCCGGCGGTGATAACTTCTCCAGATTCCGTATCGACCGTTGTGCCTGCAGGAAGCTCTGCGGGTGCCGTGGTGTCAATGAATGTCGTGTTTGCGTTGGCTGCGATTTCCGCCTGTGCTTCGATCTCGGCGTATCGTGCCTCGCGCATCTTCATGTACTGGTAGCTGTCGTCCACCTTCTTCGGGTCTCTCGGCAGGTGCTTGGCGCTGAAGGCTTCGCGGATGATGGTCTTGCGTACCATTTCGTCGAGCCAGCCTTCGGTCTCAACCTCGACCTGCTTGCCGTTCTCCCAGACCTTCTGCTTGCCGCCCCAGAAGTTCGCGCTGGCGTACTTCGGTTTGCGCTTCTCGATGTCCTTCATCGGCATGATGATGAGCTCGTTTCTGGTAGGATCCGCAAATTCCAGGTAAGCGAAGCCGCCGACGATCGTGCCTCGGTCGAAGGCGTTCGTGATCTCGAATTCGTAGTTCTCTACGCGGTTGTCTTTGCCCTTCTTAATGGGGCGGAAGGTGTCGGTGCTGTATACTACCTCGATGGTGACCGCTGTCGGTACCTCGACCGCGTATTTCTCTGCGATGTATCGGATTCCGTTGTAGCCTTCCATGAGGGTGATGTCGTAAATGTTGCGCTTGTTGTTCTTGTAAGGGATCGGGAAGAGCATATTGTCCTGCGTCATGTCCAGGCCCATTCTTGCGTAGTGTACCAAGTCGAGGGCGAGGTCGTTCAGGTTGACCGTGTTCCAGTTGATCGGGAGGTTGTTGTCGTAGTCGTGGTTCTTGTTGTTTTCGTTCTTCCTGATTCGCTCTTCTTCTGCTGCCTTGAGGGCGCGGTCGATCACGATGAAGTATCCCTGGATCAGCGTCCTCTGGTAGTCCGTTACCTGCATGGCTCCGGCGACGCTGCCGCCGAATTCCTTCAGGACTTTGTTTGTGAATTTCTCGCTGGTTGCGAGCTGGTCGGTCTTCGGAGTGTCGATCGCTCCTGCCTGCTGTGTGGTTGCGAGTTCGTTTTTAGCTGTTGCCATTGTTAAATCCTCCAATTTGTTTTTTATTCTTCGCTCTCGAAAACATCAAAGAGCGTAAGTTGATTAGGGTCTGGGGTGGCGGCTGCTCGCTCCGCCTTTTCTTTCATTTTGCAAACGTGGCCGTATCCGTCTTCGACCGCCTGCTTGCTGGTGAGCAGTCCGCCGCACCGTTTGCATCGCCTGGCTTTGATTATGAACGTCTCCGGCTCGATCCTTCTCATTTCGAGAATGACCAGCTTGAAGTAGGTCACTCCTGGCTCGGCTCCCCAGTCTGGGTTGCCGGTTCCTTTTTCCACTCTCACCTTGACCTTGAGCGTCGGTGAGGTAGCGGAGTAGCCGTTCCGGAGGGCGCATTCTATCTCTTGGCCCAGGTAAGGACCCAGGCGCGATTCGTAGTAGGGCGTGTCTGCTCGGTATTCTTCTTTTTTGATTCCTCGCTCGATCAGGTCGAGCCATTCGTGTTTAATTGGAAATGTCAGCACCGTGCTCCACCTCCATGCGGAGCTTCTTGTCGGCCTCGCTTACTACGAGGCGTATGGTCTGCGTGCTGGTTTGCGTGAGGTGTGTCACGCTCTCGGCGTTGTCAATGAAGACCGGCATCTTGAGTCCCCAGTGCTCCGAAAGGGTTCCGATGATTTCCAGGCCTGCGTTGATTCTCGCTGCGTTGTTTGCGAAGGTGTACGGTACCATTCTGCCGTCGGCGGTCGGGATCATTACTTCGCAGTCTTCTTTAAGTCCGCCGTTCAGCTGCTCCTGGAAGAGGCGGAAGCGGACGCTCTTGAATTTGCCATTGATTCTGTCGGTCAGGGCGGCCACCTTTGCCTTTGTGAAAAGGTCGCAAAGGTAGAGGCCTTTTTCGAGTTCTTCGTATTCTCCGGAGAGGCGTTCCTCCTGTCGTTCCAGTTCGGAAATGCGGCGGCGCTGGTTTTCGGCCATCGTCAGCTGCATCTGTTTGTCTTGCTCTTCTCTGATGGCGTCCTTTACGGCGCGAATTTTGGCTTCTACGGCGTTTACTGCTTCGGTCGTGCATTTTCCTTCGTCAGCGATTTTCTCCTCAATTTCGGCAATCTGGGCGGTCAGGGCGGCGTATTCTTCCGTCTGCTCGTATGGTGTTGCCGGGATGCGCTGTGCTGCGAGGCGCTCGGCTCTCTCGGCTGCCTCTTTGGCGCGTCCTGCAGCTGCTTCTCTCGTTGCCTTCAGGTCCTCGACCTCTTTTTCAAGCGCGGCGATCACCGACTTGCTGGCCTCGGTCTTTCCGCGCAGGTTGATGTCTTCCAGCTTCTTGCTCTTGCGGAGGTTGAATTCCTCGCGCATTCTCTCGATCTCTGCCTCCGGGAGTGCCTGGTGGCAGGTCGGGCATACCGACTGGCTTTCGTCCCAGGTCTCGGCGCTTACTCTCTGGTACTCTCCGAGGAGACCGTCGCGCAGCTGGGTGAGCCTCAAAATCTCGGCGCTCTTTCTTCTGATGTCGATGTCGCAGTCCTCGACCTTGCGCTCTTCCTCTCTGGCTTCCTTCTTGGCGAGAAGGATGTCGGCGTCAACGTCGGAGTTCTGATTGGCCTGGCGCTGTGTGTGTGCGGCTCTGTCTTCTGCGATCTGTGTCTTCAGTTCGGCGATGCGCTTCTGAAGCTCGGCCGTCGCGGTTCCGCCGGTTGCGGCCGTGGCTTTTTCTACCGCCAGGTCGTCGAGCTTCTTTGAAAGGGCGGCGATGTTCGCCTCGATCTCTTCTGCGTTAAGTCCTGCGGTGTCCGGGATCGCTCTCTCCGCTTCGTCGATTCTGGCAGGGATGCCGTCGAGTTGCTTGTTGATGTCTGCCTTCTTGGCTGTGGCTACCTTGCGGTATTCTTCAGGGGTGTGGTACTGTTCTGCGGTACCGGGCATTCGGAGGAAGTCAGGAAGCTCTCGCAGGTCTCTGTTGGCCGCGATGATCTCTTCGTCGCTGATGTCTCCGCAAATCTCCAGGAGGATCTTTCGGCGGGTGTCCCATGCGAGCTGTTCCGGGAAGTAGTCGGGCATTGTGAGCATCTTCGGCTTCTCCTGGTCGCCGCCGCAGAAGGCGAGAACGGTTGCGGTGAATTCCTTCTCCTTTACCGGTACGCCGTCCACCGAATACTCGACCGTGTGGCCGTCGAATTCTTCGTGGGCGCTTCCGCGCTTCTTCTTGTAGACCTCTCTGAAGGTCTTCTTTAAGGTTACGATCCTGCCGTTGTCCATCTCGAAGATGCCCTCCGAGCTGTGCTCCAGGTTGTGAAGGTCTCCGTCCGGTCCTTTGGTCTTCGGGGTGTAGTTCTTTGCCGCCGTGCTGGCCTTGTCGAAAAGTAGCCAGGTGATGGCGTTGTAGACTGTCGTCTTGCCGGTTGCATTGTCGCCATAAATGCTGGCGCTTTTTCCTCCTTCGAAGTCGAAGGTCAGGGTCTTGATGCCCTGGAAGTTGTTAAGTGTAAGCTGCAACAGTTTCATGTGTTCTTCTCCTTTCCATGTTGAGCTGGCTCATCTCCGCGCACCAGCGGCTGAATGCGTTCTGGCTGATGTGTTCTTCTACCAGTTTGCCGAGGTAGTAAGGCTTGCGCCTTTCGCCGTCGGCATCGCCCTCCCGGCTGATGATCCATTCGAGCTTTCGCTTTGCTGCCGGGTACGCTTCGTCCCACTCTTCGTCTGTGATTTCTCTTCCGAGGAAGCCGCAGGCTTCGTCTCTGATTTCTTCTTCGTACACGTTAGCGCCTCCTCTCATTTTTCGTATGGTGAAGGCAGGCTCCAGTCCCATGTGTTGCCGCCTTTCCATTCGTCTGTGAAATAGTTTCTTTTACCGTCGCCGGTGAAGTAGGTGTATTCCTTCGGTAGCACTCTGCCCACGTCTTCGTGGCCTGCCTTTTCGGCCGCCCAGCGTGCGAGAACGTCTGCCGCTATTTCCTTGCATTCGGTTGTTACCGGGTTGTCTTCGTCGTATCCTACGAATTGTCCGGGGAAGGTCAGGACGTATTCGATGTCGCCTCCGCAGGCGTATCCTTTTGCGTCCACTCTGTTAAGTATGCACCAGGCTACCGCCGCCTTCTCGGTGATGGATTCCACTCCGCGAGCCTCGCCCCAGATCGTCTTGGCGAGCAGCTCGACGTCTGCTTCGTTCGGTTTGAAAAGCGTCGGCTGTGCTTCGGTCTTATAAACCAGGTAGGTGATCTCGTGGTCGGCCGGGCCTTCGTCCTTGCCCTGCGCGGCGATCACCAGGTTTGTGTCGGGTACTGTGAATTCGGGGGTGTCTGATGCTGCCGTTCCTCCTGCGCTCATGATCAGCGCTGTGAGGATGATTCCTATTGCTATTCCTAAAATTAAGGGGGTTACCCTTCTGAATGTTCTTTTTGCTGTTCTGGTCATATCGTTTCTCCTTTCAGCAGTAGAGCCTCTCCATGAGGTACCGCTTTGAAATTCTTCCGGCTGTTACTATCTTGCCTTGCTTTTCGAGTTCTTTGTTGAGCTGGCGCATGATCTTGTAGGCTCGGCTCTCGCTCACTTCGAGGAGGGAGGCCACCTCGGTTACTCGAAGGTATTTTTTGTCTTCGTCTTGGTTCTTCATTTGCTTCCTCCTTCTTTGAGGTTCTTTCCGACCCACATCTTTAATTCCTGCGCCGTGATGGCTATCTGGTCGAGTGCTGCAACTACCGCCTGGATCCTGGGTGCTTCTTCGCCAGTTACGATTCCGTCTTTTACAACGTCGAGGATGGCGTCGCGGATCTCGTTGGCTTCTCCGAGCGCGGTGATGATCCTGATCGTCAGCCGGTCTATGTTACGCATCTCTGCAGGAGGCACCGTCTTCTTTCCGAGTGGGCACATCTTTGAGCAGTAGAAGTTCGCAAGCTGGGGCGCGTCGTAGGTGTCTGCCATGAGCAGGACCTCTTCGGGGTAAGGGTTCAGGCTTCCGAGTTCGATTCTCGCCAGGCGAGTGCGGTCGATGCCGGTCTCTTCGGATGCTCCTTCTCGGCTTGCCAGTCTGTCGTTGCACGATGAAGCCGCGAGTC